CCATTCTGGAGCAGATTCCAAATGCCAGAGTGAGATACATCAACTCCTCGGCGGATGGCAAGCAGGCGTTTCTCGAGCTAAAGGATGGTCACGCTGGCTGGTATCTAATCGGCCCAGAGTTTTTCCGTAACCTGACTTGGAGTGGCATCGAGCCGGAGTTCGCAGTGTTTGACGAAATCCATAGAGTCTCTAACCGCCAGAGTAAAACCGCAAAGACCTTGCACACCCTAAAGGCGAAGCGTCGAATTGGAATGAGTGGCACAATTGCTGGCAATAAGATCGAGGGTATGTGGTCGGTGCTGAGGTGGGTTTACCCAGAGGTTTCTGGCCGTAGTTTCTGGGCGTGGGTCGAGAAGTATTGTGAAACAAAGTATGACTTTTTTGCAGGCAAGATGGTGGACAGGGAAAAGGTTGAGGGTGGCATTGTCGACTCCATCCCCTGTTACATCCGTCACCTAAAGCGTGAGCAGTGTTGCCCAATGCACCCCAATGGCGTAGACCACGAACTTCCGGCGGTGCAGGAAGAGATTAGAACTGTTGAGCTATTGTCAGCTCAGCGAAAGATTTATAGAAAGCTAGAGAAAGATCTTTTTGTCTGGCTAGGAGATAACCCATTGGCAGTCGAAGCTCCGGTTGCAGTCCGAACCCGACTCAGGCAGATAACTCTCGGTGTGCCGATGATTGACGAAGAAACCCAAGAGGTAACATTCGCAGAGGATTGCGACTCGACAAAGCTGAACGAATTGTTCCAGATTGTCTCAGACCACCCCGAAGGTGAGCAAATGCTTATCCTGACCCACTCGCAGAAGTTTGCCAAGGTAACTGTGGCGCGACTTCGCAAGGCCGGAATGACCGCATTCGAGTGGTCTGGTCAGGCCACTCAGAAAGTTCGAGACCAAGCTCTCGAGCAATTCATCGCAGGCAAGGTGCAATTTATTGTGGCAGTTATCTCTGCAATTGGTGAAGGAACTGACGGACTGCAGGAGGCCGCCAACATAGTTGTGTGGCTATCGAAGGATGACAACCGACTGCTAAACGAACAGGCCGCAGGTCGACTCGACCGCCGAGGTCAGAAGAAGTCGGTAATAAGTTACGAAATAATTGCTGAAGACACGTATGATGAAGGACAGTTTTCTAAGCTGATTCAGGATAAAATACTGATGAACGCGAGCTTACGACCTAGAGGATAAAATGGCCAAGTCTAATGAGAGCCTCGATTTTGGAATAAAGCCAGAGGCTCGAGCAGCTTGGGACAAACTCTGCAAACTGCAAGACGAGAACCCTGTCTATCCCTGTGCCAGCAACCCATACTTATTTGCCGATAGCGACTTCTTAACCGAAGACGAAGCCGAGCAGATCTGCCATGGTTGCCCACTGCTAAAGGCTTGCTACGATTTTGCTGTCGCTAATGGCGAACAGCACAACATTTGGGGAGGCATCAACTTTAGTATTTCACCAGAAGAACTTTTCTAAGGAGAAATATGAACTTGATGGAACTAATGCGGTTAGCATCTCTAAAAGACCCAGAGAACTCTCTGGAGTGGCAGAGGGACGGACTGTGTAACCAAACTGACCCAGAGGCTTTCTTTCCGGAATACGAGAGAGACGGCAAGATGGCAAAAGAAGTATGCAAGGAATGCCCAGTAAAGCAGAAGTGTTTCGATTACGCTGTTAGCAATAAAGAAACATTTGGAATCTGGGGTGGTGTAGATTTCACTGTAAGAAGAACAGAAACGGAGCGACTAAATGATTATAGACAGCAGGGTGAAGGAACTAGCCCTATCTCTTTTCGGTCAAGCGAGTACCAGAGACTCACAGAAAAAAGTCGGAGCATCCGACTTTAGCGACCCTTGCGAATACCACTTGGCTTCCAAGCTGATTGGTGAAGAGCAACCAGCGTTCAAGTATTGGATGGGTGCAAAGATTGGAACTGCAGTTCACGAGTTCCTAGAGGAACGTATCCCAACTTCAGACTTCGAGCAGTTTCCAGAGTTCAAGTCGGCTTCAATCGAGCAGACCATTCGCCTTGGCAACCTAGAAGGCTATGGCGAGATCAAGTCCAAGCCAGACCTAGCACTTGTAGAGAACCAGCACCTAATCGACTGGAAGACTTCCACTCGCGCCAAGAGCAAGAAGCTTCAGGCAGTCCTGTTCGAAGGCAAGGAAGATGCTGACTCGGCCTACACTCTAAAGCGTTACTATGCTCAGGTGCAGGTTTACGCTTGGGGTCTAAACCAGAACGGCACTCCAATCGACGGATGCTCGCTTGTGTTCATCAACCGAGATGGCACTTACGACCCAGATGTCTGGACTTGGAGCTTCGACTACGACGAGCAGTTTGCGCTAGACATCTGGCACAGACTTGAGCGTATCTGGAAGGAAGTTCAGGGTGGCAAGCCACTCGAAGAGTTCCCGAAAGAAACTCACTGCTTTAATTGCAAAGTTTTTGACAACTAAGCTTGACAGCGTGAATTACATCTGTTACACTAATCAAACAAGGAGGAAAACAAATGAGCGATTTTCCAAAACTGCCCTTTGAGGCAGGCATTAAAAAAGCCGCACAACTAAATCGACCAAACTCGATTCTGGTTTACGGTGACCCAAAGCGTGGCAAGAGCTGGTTCGCTGCTTCGGCAGCTGAGGTAGCTGAGTTGTCACCTGTTCTCGTGCTAGACACCGAGGGTGGCTCTACCGCTATCTCTCGTGACTGGCCAGATGTGGATGTAGTTTCTACTGACACTCACGAGAAGTTCGACAATGCAATCAACGCCCTACTAGGCCAGAAGCACAAGTATAAGACTGTCATCATTGACACTCTTGGTGTTGCTATGGACAGAGCCGAGAAGGCATTTGGCGAAAAGCCAGAGAACAAGAACAACAAGTTCGGTAAGTATGGCGACTTGAAGGTCTGGATCAACGACCTATCTCGCAAGCTACACGCCGCTCCGTTCCTAGGAATCATTGTGGCTCACGCCCTTGACGAGAAGGACGAGAACACTGGTGCAGTAAAGACCATTCCACTGCTACCGGGTTCTGCTCGCAACACCCTTCCATCTGTGCCAGACATTGTGGCGTATCTCACCACAGAGTCCGACGGAGATGGTAACATTCACCGAGTGATGTATCTTCAGTCCTCGGACAGAATGGTCTCCGGAAACCGCTTCGGCCTTCCGGGAAGGCTTGTTGACCCAAGCATGAAGAAAGTCATTGACAAAATTGCTGAAGGAGGCAAATAAACTATGGCACTCACCATCAACATCTCCGCCGGAGATCTAGCACCAAAGAGCGACTACTCCCTGCTACCTGCAGGAACATACTCCGCCACCATTTTCGACCTCGAGACCCTAGAGGTCAAGAGCGGTGAGAACGCTGGCAAGCCACAGTTCAAGGTTCAGCTTCGTGTATCGGAGGGCGAGTTCGAGAACCGCCGTCTGTTCACCTACGTTCCGCTTTACACTGGTAAGGCATTCTGGAAGACTCAGGCCTTCTTCGAGGCGCTGGGTTACGACATGAAGGATGGCAAGTTTGCCGTTCCTGCACCAAAGGACTTGATGGGTAAGACCATCGGTGCTAAGGTCAAGATCGTTCCGGGCCTTGAGGGCGAGGAAAACAACGTTGCTGGCTTCGTAAAGGCTGGTAGCACTCCAGAGGCCCTTATTGCGGGTCTCGGTGGAAAGCCAGTTGCCGAAGACGACACCTGGTAAACACCAAATGGGCACTCCTGAGCACGAGTATAAACTGCTCACCCCCACCCCTCTAACGGTTCGCTGGAAGCTTCTTTACTCCTTTCTGTGCTTCACTCTCCTCAGCGCCGGGTTCGATTCCCGGAGAGGGACGAGACAAGGCAGGCGATTTTGCTCCCCCCCCCTTAGCAAAATCTTCGATTACGTCTTCGGTTGCCTGCCTTGTCCCATACCTTTAGGAGAAAGTTATGAATGTAAATGAATTTCTAGGGCTAGTCCTTGGAGAAGGTGCTGGCTACGCCACGATTGTGACGAAGGACTCAAAGGGAGTCCCAACTGTCCAGAAGTTTTTTAGCTACCCAGATGAACTCGACGAGATGGTCGCTTACGCTGAGCGATTCAAGAACGAGGATGTTTACTTCTCGCCAATCGTCTACTACGAACAAAGACGCATCCGCGAGAACGCCAAGAGCGTTTCTGTTGTGTATTCGGATGCTGACACTTGCAACCCTGCTAACTTCAGAATCGAACCATCGATCTCTGTGGAGACTTCTAAAGACCGCTGGCACTGCTACTGGGTGCTCGATGGCGAGGCCGACCCACAGCGAGTTGCTAATGTTGCGAAGAAGATTGCCTACGCACACCGAGACCAAGGCTGTGATGTATCTGGCTGGAATCCGACCAAGCTGCTTCGAGTAGCCGGAACTAGCAACAAGAAGTATGCCGAGACATTCGCAGTCTCTGCAACTACGAACGGAATTATCTACTCAATCGAAGAGATTGAGAAGCAGTATCAAGATGTGCAGACTGACTCGATTCCTGAATTAGCTAACCTTCCAATGCCGGAAGAGACCCCAGAGCTAATGAAGGTGCTTTCGAAGATTGCAAGCAACCGAGAGATTCTTTCTCTTTACATGGAAGAGCCGAACGCAAACGCAGATATGAGCAAGATGCTCTGGCGTTTGGAGCTGGAGCTATTCCGACAGGGCTTGACAATCGAGGAAGTATTTACCGTTGCCAAGAACGCCAAGTGCAACAAGTATCACCACCCATCTCGGCCCAAGCGTCTGGATGCTGACGGAGACTTGTGGCGTGAAGTCCAGAGGGCACAGCAGTCCTTCGGACAGGCTATTGCCTCTGTTGAGCCACTAGAGGACAACTCTGCAGACTTTGAAAAGACAATTGACTTCCTAAGCTCCTCTGAGCGTGAGCTTGTGGCACAAACTCCTACCTTCGTAGACAAGTATTGCGACTGGGCTAGGAAGAAGACTGACGGAGCTATCGAGTATCAGATTGCCGGAGCTTTTACTATCCTGTCCTCGGCCTTCTCTGACATCGGAGCTGCTGCCCCTAAGTATGGCAAGATGGGCCTGAACCTATGGTTCATGCTTTTGGGCGAGACCACCCGAAGCCGTAAGTCGACTAGCCGTAGCTTGATGCTAAAGATGCTGACCGCCTACGAGCGACTTGTTGGCTACCAGATTGACATCGGTTCGAACGCAACTGGCGAAGCCCTTGTGAAGCACCTTGCAGGTCGAGACAAGATGACATCGCTATTCCACCGAGACGAGGTGCAGGGTATGTTCAAGGAGTTCGTTACCAAGACCTACATGGCTGCAGCTGCAGACCAATATACCGAGCTTTACGACGGCAAAGTTCCGGTTATGCTTCGCTCGACCGGAGCGAACACTGGCATCAAGGCCCTGCAAACCGACCGAGCTGAGACTAACTTCATTATGTATTTGATGGGTATCACCAGCAAGGTTGCCGAGATTCTGACTGTGGACTACTTCCGCTCAGGCTTCCTAGCTCGATTCATCTATGTTGTGGCAGATGCGCCAGAACGCACAAGGGAGTCTGAGGACTTGGCTCAGGCCGAGGCCTACGCAACCTTCGTGCAGGATGACGAGATGGAGGGAATGGTCAGGGACATCTTCGACACCGCAACTTGGTGGCAGAAAAAGGGTGGCCCATTCCCAAGGCCGATCTTCATGTCTCAGGAAGCGCTAGACCGCTTCAACCAGTTCAAGTGGGAGATGGGCGACTACACGAACGGACACCCAAACGAGGAGTCTGTAGAGCCTAGCCGTCAGCGTCTCGCCCTATCTGTATGGAAGATTGCTGTCTTGATTGCGATGTATGAGCGTTCCGAGAAGGTTCAGGTAGAGCACGTCCTGATTGCCATTCACTACGCCGAGGGCTGGTTCAAGAATCTTGTGCGTATGGCAGGTGCTATCTCGGCTTCAGAATGGCAGAGAGAGGTCGACTCCCTAGAGGCGCTGATTGCGACTCGCGGTGGCCGTCTGCGTTACGAGGAAGCGTTTAAGAAGTTTGGCGACAAGAAGAAGCGTGAGTTTGACGACATGATTGAGTCGCTACACTCTCAGGCCAGAATCAATGTCACGTTCGAAAACAATAAGAAGTTCTTGGAGACGCTATGAACCAGATGAAAAGATTAGAAATAATTAGCGTAGCTATCTGGCTACGAGACCACGCTAAGACTGCGAGCAACGAAGAGCTATTGGACAAGTGCGCTCACTTGGCAAGCTTCGGGGTCTTCTCGAATCGCAACTTGACGAAGTTAATCTCCGGAAGGCTGAGCCACGCAACTATCGGTAGGCACACTCACAAGACTAACCGCAACGGTGGATCGATAGCCCCAGACTCCCTTGAAGACATACGCGATGCGCTGTTCAGTAAAGAGGGCAAGGCAGTAGACTATGAAGCAGTGGTAAGAGCTTTGAATAAAGGCACAAGCCAGAACATGGTTACAAAGCTGACTGGGATTTCTCAGTCTTCAATTAGCAGAAGGATTAACAATGCCTCCTAAGAAAAAGCCACAAGTCACCCAAGCGCCAGTATCTCCGGAGAACAAGCTAAGCGGGATGTTTGGTTGGTGTCTAATCCCACAGCATGAGCTGTGCCCGGGAGACGCTCCAAGCATTAGATGCTCTTGTTTATGCCACACCGAAAAGAAAGTAGAAGCTGATGAGCCAACAGCTACAGGAACTGATTCATAGATCGTCTCACGTTGCCTTCGAGTCGGGGGCCAACGCTGAACGTTATCGCATTATCAAGCTGGTAATTGATAGCAAGGTAATCGACGCAGACCAAAAGTATTTTCTATTGGAAGCCATAAAAAAGGTTCAGAAGGAAGATTAGTGCCGACCTATGCTTATAAATGTGATGCTGGTCACACTCAAGAGATCTTCCACCCGATAACTGAAAGCCCAGAATTTCAATGCGAATGCGGAGAACTTCTAAAGAAAACCTATAGCAGTAGCCTTTCAGTGAGCTTTAAAGGCGAAGGCTTCTACTCTACCGACAAGAACAAATGAACGATAAAAATCTATTCTCAAAAAATGCAGACCCAGAGCTGGTTAGACAAGACCCAGAGGCTATCCGATACCACGCAGTGAAGTTCCACAGCGGACATCGGTATCCACTTGCCGCTCTGTGTGTGCACTGGCTACAACAGGAGCAACGTGAAGAAGATACTCAGCATTGACCCCGGTGGCACAACCGGAATCGCAGAGATAACTTACACAGCATTAGACGAGCCTGTTCTCAAATCTGTTCAGCAGATCGAGGGTGGGCTTCAAGGCTTTTTGGAATGGTATAGAGGTCGTCAAGGCAACTGGGACCAAATTGTTTGCGAGGACTTTGTGCTGAGGCCAAGCGTAAAGTTCCCAGACCTGAGTCCGGTTTACATCATTGGAGCTCTTGAGGCTTTCGAGGTATTTAATTCAGTCAAGCCAATTTACCAATCAC